CCATCGTTCTCTCCTGTTTCCGGGTTCTCTAAACTTCACCGCTGTTACGGCGTGTAATCGTTCGTCACGACCAGAATCGCCGTCGAGCTTGTCCGCTTGGCCTGCAGATTCACTTTCAACGGAACAAGGCTGGTCTTGTCCGGGATGCTGGGATCCTTCTGATCGGCCAACAGAGTTGCCATCGAGAACGTGCAACTCAGCCCGCCATTGGTCAGGGTCACCGAGCCTGCCGCGCCAGTCGTGGTCAGAATGTCGTAATTGTCATCGTTCCACTGGATTGTCGAGGCCAGCATGACTTTCAGGGCCGTGGCCTGAATGATGTCCGGGGCCAGGGCGTTTCGACGCACGGCATCCAAAGCCCGGTCGATCGTCAATTCGAAGTCGTTGGGCTTCCGGCTGGAACTCTCCAGAGAGAGAGTCACATCCTGGAACGCATAGGGCGGATTTGTCGGCATCGACAGGCTGGGGAATGTTCCGGCACTGTCCACCGACAGCGATTTCCCTACGAAATCAACGGACATCCGGATCTTCTGACCGGCCTGCCCCTTGATGACCATTTTCCCGAAGTAACCAAGATACGTGAACACCCGCGCCCCGCGGTCAATTGACAGATAACGGGCCGGGACCGTCTCCGCCAACGGGAAACTCGTTCCGGAGGCAGCGGCCCCCAGGACCGGCGGGAGCAGATACCGGAGATTGTCCGGAGTGCACGGTAGCTCGATGGTCCCGGAATAGTCCTCTTCCGTAACCCGTGCGTGTTCGTTGTATTCCTGAACGGTGCCGGTGATTCCCCGGTCGTCTTCGTATTTCTGGGAGCGGGCGATGTTCTCCGACTCGAAGATCAACGGCAGATCCACGGTCGAAGTGGTGCCGATCCCCATCTTGCATTGAAAGCCGCGATATTCGGTTGCTGTCATGTCACACCTTCATTTTCAGGGAATCGACGGCGGTATCTGCCACCTTGTCTACGATCTGATCCAACGTCTGAACTTTGAGCCCAACAAATGCCCGCTGCGGAATCCGGCTTGTTCCCTCTTGATGAAAGACCCCGTACTCAACCGACGTCCCGAACAACAATCCCCGATGCGTCACGCCTCCCACGTGGTCCGTATGGTCGAGATTTAGAACTGAACTCTTCAGCCGGTTGGTTTCGACGAGCGGGACGTCGTGACCTTTCCTCTTGACGGTCGAGGGAGCCAAGGGGGGCCAGATACTCCCATTCGGGTCTTGTCTCTGCGAAAAGATCGAGGCGTGATCCTCCACGATCTGCGGGAGCATCTCTTCCAGGGTCTGCGAGTAATCGGCTTCGTTGTAGCCGTTCTCCATGTCCTGAAACGTGCCACCGAGATAGCGGAGGTCATCGTATTGCTCGACCGGGACAGTCATTCTTCTTCCTTGGGAGTGGTCAGTTCGACGCCTTCAATGTTCGGTTTGCCGCGGTTCCGTTCCTTCGCAAGCTGAATGATCTCAGCCAGGCCGGGGGCCTTGTCTTCCCAGGTGAGGGACTGCTTGACCAGTTCGGGGTTCTCGCCTGTGGTCCACAGCGAGACGATCACCCCTTCCTTGGTGTATTCCTCCACGATGCGATGCCCGTGGATGTTGTGAGTGATCGTGTCGTTCGGTTTCGGTTCTTTTGATCCCATCACGTCCTCGCTCTCAATCTATGGGCCACCACCTCAAGGCCACTGACCATTAACCCTTTGCCGAACCACGCGCCACGATCCATCACCGCTTTTGGATTGACTTCTGTGAATTCAATGGAGGTCACGGGCATCGTCTTGAGGTGAAATTCGTCGATGATCGATTCCCGCCACTGGAGCAGCTTGGGCCGCATCGTCGCTTCGGTTTCCTTGCTGGAGACCATCGCCACGAATACCGAATAGTGAAATCGGTCCTGAAGGTTGTTTCCTTCGTTGTTCGGGATGCGTTCCGGATCTCCCAAGAAGACAGAGACAAACGGGAGTTTTTTTCCTTCGTCGGTCCCGACAGATTCGACGTGCACACGGTCGCTGGTCAGATCCGTGAGGCTTAGCCCCTGAATCCTGCTTCCAATGTTCTGCAACACCGATTCCAGAGCCGCCGTCATTCGTTCGTCCGTACCTTCCTGCAAAGCGATTTGAACCGACTCGACATTGAGACCTGAATGGACTTCACAACCTCCCAGACATCTCCGTTATCTCGCGTGAACCGGTCCCCTTGTTCGGGCCTCACGTCCGCATCAATCAGCGTTGTCGCCGCCACAAGGAAAACCGTCTCATCTCCGTTCAACTGCACATCCGAGAAGCTGTTTCGTTGGGTATCAATGCTCGTTTCGATGACAGGGACGTTTGAAACTGTGACGGTCCCCGATGTCCTGACGCAGACCAGATCGACTTCCTCAACATTGTCGAAAAGCTCCATATCCCCTTCAGGAATCGACATGCTTCACACCCCGACCGATTCGATCTCAAACGGACCACTCACCGCCGCAATCAGTTCATTGATCGACTTCAGTTCCTCATACAGCGACAGCTTGTATTTGACGTGATCGACAGCCTGCCCATCCGTGGAATACGAAGGCTTCCCGCCGGGCTTCGTTGAATTCAACGCCGCCAGTTCGGCCAGAATGTTCGTTCTGCGAGTGAGCAGATTGTCGATGTCTGAGGCCATTACTTCGCAACCTTGTCAGCCTGGAACTGATACTTGACCGTATCCGTGATCCCCAGCCGGTGGGCATAGGCGCAAATCGCTTCGGATTCGTCCAACGCCTCAACACGCTGCTTGGGCAGGCCGATGGCGTAGACGTCGTAGGAGTTGAGCGGGGGAAGGGGGTTGATTTCCTTCACGATCTGATCCGCCGTCACCTTGGGCATCGCTTCCACCTGGGGAGGAGTCAGGGGCGGAACAGCCGGAGAGACCGCCCCTTCCTGATTCGCCACCACTGGGCCAGCATCCACCACAGGAGGAACAACGGGAGCCGGAGGAAGATCGTTCGTCGCCACCGGGGGGAACTTCTCCCGCAAGAGCGACTCTTCGTCATCGGACAGGCCGGATTGAACTGTCGCGGAGTCATCGCCGCGGATCTTCTTGACTTCGGCCAGCACAGCGTCACCCGTGACGCCTGCCGCTTTCGCAAACTCATAAACGCGCATGATTCACCTTGTGTTGTGTTTCCGGGGAAGAAGCTTGATTCCGGGGGTGGCTGCCCCATCACATCTCGCGACGGAAAGGGACAGCCACTTCCCGGAAACAGACGGAAGTTAGGCCGTACACTTGACCATGTAACGGGGTTCGATCACCGCCGGGACACCCCGCTCAGAGACCTTGAACCGGGCCACGATGTCCTGAGTGAACTCGGCTTCCGAGTTGTTCGGAGCCTGGACAACCGTGATCGGCCAGTTCTGCATGTAGCGGAACGCCTTCTTCGGGTTCCCGATGAACCAGGTCGTCGCGGAACTGGTACGGGACTTCACCAACCGGCTGGTCAGGATGTTGTAATCCTGGAGCGGGTTCGCAGAGACCGTCCGTCCAACATCGCTCGAAGCGTTGTATCCGCCCTTGTTGTACTGCACCTCGGTCGCGCGAACGATCCGGCGTGCCGTGTACTTCAGAGCGGTCGGGACGATCAACGTATCCGGAACCACATTGATGACTTCACCGGTGTTCGGGTCGGTCAGGGCGTCGAACAGAAGTTCGGCGTCCTCAATGTCGGTCCAGTCCACCAGGGCATTCGTGGACTTGACGTTGATGAACGGAGTCGAAGCCTGATAGGTCGCAATCGCAGCCGCGCCGTTACGGCGATAGCTGGTCGTGATCCCCAGGACGGTATCCAGAATGCGTTTTTCCTTGTTCAAGGCCGCAAACTGGCCGACTTCGCGGGCACGGTCGAGAATCAAACCGGTCCGGTCGAAGAAGATCGCTTCTTTCGTCACGGGGACGATGAAACCGCGCTTCGTGGTGGCCGGGGTGTCGATCCATTCTTCCGAGGTGCCGATGGTGGGATACAATCCCCCTTCGTCAACCGTCTGGGCAGCGTCACCGAGGCGACCGATACCGGCGATCTTTTCCCCGTTGAACTGCGTCTGGACCGTCTCTACCAGTTGGTCACCGATGTAGCTGGGGTCTTCGAACGCCTGAATCACGCGGGTATAGACGATCTGGCCGGTGATGTTGCTGAAGGCGGCGGTATCGATGGCGTTACCGCTTTCCATCAGGGTCACGCCACCACCGCGGCGAGGGTTCCAGGAATCGACGAGCTCACGCCCGTCTTCCACGAAACTCTCAAACAGTTCACGGATCGAATAGTCTTCCGGCTTGATTTCCTTTTTTTCGAGGTTGGTCTGAAAATCGTCGAAGAAGCGCTCCGGCGTACCATCGCTCTTCGCGGCTTCGTAGAGGCGTTTCAAGCCCCCCACGCCTTTAACTCTGGGCATTTTGTTCTCCTCTCGCCATCACGGCAGACTGAGAAATTTCCGAATTGTCGAATCTTCAACCCGCGTCAACGAGACGCGAGAGGATTACCGTTGCTGATAACCGTAGGCGTAGTCGATGACCGGCGCCTCGGCATTCGTGTCGCCATTCTTCCCACCAAACCCGGCCTGCATCTCCGTCGCGTTGGTGTAATCGAAATTCTTGACTTTGTAGACCAGAACTCCGTCGATGAAGAAGCAGATGTCCGCCAGGCCATATTGCTGCGGACGGAATTCGCATTCCAACCGCTGGAAGGCAGTGCTGCCCGCCGTATAGTCGAGCTTGGTGAGCGTGTTGGCCTTCGAGAGTTGAACGATGGTTTGCGTGGTACTGAGCGAGACGATGATCGACCAGAGAGTCTGACCGTCCTGCTTGAAGAACCCGAACCCGCTGAAGCTGGTCGCCATGCCAGCGCCGTTATCGACGATGGAGTTGGCGGCCAAAGCATCCTTGACGCCGAACCAGATATTCGCGTCATCGGTGTTCGCCTCGGTGAACTTCATCCGGGCGCCAATCCAGATCGGCTTGCCGGAGGCCATCAGGAAGGTTTCCTGCGTCCGCTTCAGGTAGATCTCATCATTGTCACCGACCGATCCGTCAGACGGATTCAGGGTGATCGTCCCACCGGCGGCATCGTTCGCGGCGATGCTCCCGGAATCGCTGGCAACCGTGGTCCATCCGTTGTGAACGGTTGTGTAGTACGTGAAGTCATCGAAGAAGCCGTGGACGTCTTTCAGCTTCGCCACGCTGTCCGGAAGGTTCAGGAGTTGCGCTCCCATTTTGTTACCTCGCTATTTTCTTGGTTTGCTGTTGAATGAAATCAAAACGGGAGGGGTTATCGGACGGCTTTTGCGAAACCGCCCGCAGTCAGTTCGTCGTAGGATTTTCCGGTCCCCTGGGACTCGTGGAGGATGCTTCCGCTGCGGGGCCGCGGCTTCTGGACCGCACCAGCGTCCAGCTTCTTCCAGTCCTCGACCAGCGACTTGCGACCTGCTTCATCGTTCAGGCCGGCCAGCAAGCCGATCCGATTGGTGTTCACTGTGACGCCAGCCGATTCAAGCAGGACGCGGGCACCTTCGCGGGCCTTGAGTTGCCGGTTTTCTTCCTCGACGGATTCCATCGTTTTCTCCGTCCCCTTGTCCTCGGTCGGGGCTTCGGTCGCGCCGGAGAGGCCGTCATAAGCCTTGAGAACCGCCTTGATCTTGGCGAGGGTCGCTTTCATATCCAGCGAGTCGTCACGGAACGCCGCAACAATCGCCGCCTCGAACGCGGCCTTGACCGCGCCATCGGTGCCCCCTTCGTCGCCATCCGGTTCGCCGGTCATCATCGCGGCGCCCAAGGCGGGGTCGCTTTCCATCAATTTCAGGAGCTTGTTTTTATCGGGATGATCCGCGATACCGTCTACAAACTCCCGCAGAGTCTTGGTTTTGCTCACGGGTTCCTCACTTTCATGCAACCCGCTGGTTGTGGCGGGGTTTTGTACAAAATCCACAGACTGAACGGATTCGATAGATTCAACGATTGTTTTTCCGCCGATTGTTTTCGTTACCCCTTGGGCAACGTGAGACATTCCGATCCGACCAGGGTTTCGCTCAGCAATCTCCAGAACTGTTTCCGTCAGGGGATGCGACTTGAGAAGATTGACAGTTGCGAAGACTCCATCAGTTTTCGGGTCCCCGTTGATTTCAGCCTGACACTCAGACAGCCATCCGTTGCAGTCGCGAATTGACCGCTCTTTCCCGGTGCGGTCGTGGTCAATGTTTGTTCCCTTGCCCTCAGAACATTTGGCGGACTCTCGCAATGAACGATCGCTATACTCGCGACCGTTCTTAGAGACCTTTCCGCAAATCTTCACGCGATGAATACGGCAGTTTTCTCGATCAACCTTCGAGGCAGCGAAGTCCATCGCCTCAATGAGTTGTGTCAGATTTTCAGCCATTACCCTGCCTCATGCGCATATTGGATGTAACACCGGCACACCGGATGAGCCGGGGATCCCAACGGGAACTTCAACGACCAGACCGAACGCGGTTGACGATCCAGCGGCTTGCAGATCGGGCAAACGTGTTCGTCTCGTTCCGTGATCCATATGTCATCCAGACTTAAACCAGGTCCTTGGCTAACTGCTGCTTCGCCACCCGCCGTTGCCGCCGCTGTCGTTTCCGTGACTGCAATTCTCTGCGCCCTGTTTGGCCCGAAGATCTGCAGCAACCTTTCCGCGACATTCGGCCTCTCTCCCGTCTTCAGGAACTCCGTTTGCCAGCGTTGGTTCTCTCCCACCAACCATTGAACGCTGTTGACCGTGTATTCCTTGGCGACCGTTGCAGCCCTGTTCCCCGCAAATGCCACCGCTAAAAACCGAGAATCCTCCGACTCTTCGCCCGAATGCTGAACGTAGCTACCGAGGAAAATCAAGAGCAGAATCGCGAGAATCTGTTCTTCGGTTTCTTTTTGTACCTTTGCCCAGAATGACTCCGGCACCTTCGCGATGTCCGGGGGACTGCCCATCAACTCTTCCAGTTCGTGCCGATGCTTGGCCTGCACATAGGAGAGCTTCCGTGCGAAGTCCGATTCGATCTTGTCGCGTCCTGCGAGTTCGGCCATTACGGGTAATCCCTCACCGCCTCACGGATGATCGACTTGGTTTCCTCCGTCGTGTGCACCGACTCTAAGGCCCCTTGCAACGCTCCCTGCAGGGCTCCTGTTCGATCGGCTTCCACGGGCGCAGGCAACAGCCCCGCCACAGGCTGCGGCTGGCTGGCCTTCTCCTCCGCAATCGCCCGCAGTTCTTCGTCCGGATCGTCCCCGTTCTGGGAGATGGCCGTCCGCTGCGACAGCGTGCCGTCCTTGATCCTCAGGCTTTGGGTTTGCGCCATCTGCAGCGGGTCACGAGTCGCCACCGCCGGGACATCCACCTTCAGTTTCAACAGGGATTTGATGACCCCCCAAGGCAGGCCGAATCGATCCATCAGACCGGCTTCGCTCGCCATCTTGACCGCCTTCCAGATCAACCGGCTGAACTTCTCTGCCTTCCGTTCCTGTTCACTTTCGCAGGCTTTCACGAAGGGAGATTCCGAAACCAGCGTACTGGCATAGTTCGCGTTGGAGGCGTCCCCCGTGAAGATGTATTCCGGCGCCTGCCACCGCACCGCCGCGGCTCGCATGGCGTACTGCCCCACCATCAGGAACCCTTCATTCCGTTCAGCACCCATCGGCCCCGGCTTGTATTCCATGCCGTCCGGAATATCGAGGATCCGCCCCGGCCCATACTTCACCGCCGAGACCTGACGGGTTCCCCCCATCACCTGAACCGTCTTGTAACCGGTTCGCGTGTTCACGACGGAGTTCGCCGCCTGCGCCTGAGTGGTCCCCTTCACATGCTGACGGATAAAAGCAATCGACGCCTGAACCGAAGCCCCTTGGATCGTGTTACTCCGCAGCTTCGCTTCCTTGTGGAGGTCCGGCCAGACTTGGTAGTAATCCGACACCCCCCGCTTGGCGTTCCGTGAGACGTTCCGCTTGAAGTGTTCCACCCGACTCTCCGGATAGAACTCCCAATCGTTCTGGCCTTCCCCGAAAACGATGTGATAGCCCAGCGGAACGTCCGGCTTATTCAGTTCCGTGAACACCCCATAGGACCATGAGGGGAGATCGTCAATCTGAATCTGCAGCGTATCCAGAGCGTATTCCGTCAAGCCCCGTTGATTCGTGGTCTCGGTAAGCATGTCCGGTTCAGCAATCCAACACCGGGCAATCCCGTCCTTTCCATCGTCCAGAATCGCCATGGACTCCCCGTCCTCAACCTCGCGTCCGAACAATTCCCGATCCATGTCATTCAGGAAGCTGTTCCGCTCCAGGAAGTTGTCCACGATCTTCTGAACCGTTTCGACCAGCCCTTGCGGGGGTTCTGCTCCCTTCTCCGGTTGGATTGAGAACTCAAACCCCTTTCCGATGACGAAGTTATTCAACGCATCCCGGATTCCCACGGCGTGAGGCGACACCCCGACGATCGCGCGAGAAATCCCGCGCATGATCGACAGGTCGATTTCGTTCCAGTACAGCGGCAGGAATCGTCCGTCCGCACGGTCGAACCGTCGCGAAGGCCGGGCCAGCAGTTCTCCATTCACCCCGCTGTAACCGAAGTCCGGAGTGTCATAGAGAGCATCCCTGGGATTGACCCAATCGCCGTATTCTTCGCCCGATTCGTGGAGCGTGACCCCATCGCTGGAAACGCTGATAATGTCGGTCATGTCGTCACATACTCCTCTTGGGGTTCGCCCCTCAGTTCCGCTTGCTGGATCATCGAGAGCAATCGGATTGCACCTTCCAGACCGTCCGGGCCGTCATCGTGGTACTCTTTCACCGGAAACATCTGCATCTGTTCCACCAGCAACTCACCCCCACGATCCGGGTAAATCTTGATCTCTCCTGAGGCTAAATATGGGTCGAGACGTTGAATCCGCACGCCCTTTCTTTCGGTGTTGACAACCGGAACGATGGGAATGATCGGCAGGCCGTTCGACTGGGCATAGTTCTGAAGCAGCGGAAGCAGTACCGACTGAAAGCCGTTTGTCTCAATCCCGGCCAACGTCGGATTAAAACGCAGCCACATTTCGTAGAAGTCCTGTACGATCTTTCCGGGGGGGCGCTTCTCCAGATCTGCCCGAACCCAGATCCGACCGTTCCGCAACCCGGCGAAGATGATGGCCGAATAGTCCCCCTGCTTGGACTCGTTGCCGATGGACGGGTCCAGGTACAGCGAGCACATTTCGAAGGATTGCGGGAAGTCACTTGAATAGATGATCTCATCTTCGAAATATGAACCAGGCCAAAGAACCCCTTCGGATTCGGTTGCCATTGCCTCCATTTCCTGAGCAAATCGGATCGGTCCAATTTCCCGCTTGATCGATGCCAGTTCGTCGGCGGTAAGCAAGGGATTTTGACGGCTGGGACAATGCCAGCACTCCCATTCAGGATCCCGTTTCCACTTGAGGAAAGACTTGTGAAACCAGTTTTGTCCGTTCGGAGTGGTGAACAGCGCCGCCCATCCGAGCTTATCGGCCAGAGCGGGCCGGACTCGCTCGCGCCAGACTTCGGGGACTGTGAACGCCATCTCGTCGCCGACAAACCCGTGGAATCCAGCCCCCCGGATACTGTCCGGGTTGTCAGCAGACAGAATAGAAACACTCCCCCCACCAGGTAGCGTAATAGACATGGGGCGTTCAGATTTATCGATCCAGGCATCGCGCGTAGCCCTCTTGAGGTCTTCCCAGATCCCTGACGATTCGATTTGCGTGAAGTCACGCACCAGCCAGCCGATTCGCCCGCCATCAATCGCCCCCTTCCACTGGCCCCGGAATGCTCCGTGCCCCCTCAGTGCCATCTGCAGGCCCGTTGCCGACTTCCCCCACCGCCGCCCGCACAGGACCGCCTTGAACCGCGATGGCGACAGCAACACGGGGAGCGTGTGGTCCAATGGTCTGGGCAGACAAACGGTCGGAATTGCCGTACCAGTCTGTTGCTTCGACGATCCGAATTTCCCCCTCATGGTTCATATTCCCGCTGATCTTGACCTTATCCCCGTAGACATCCGGACGCCGTGCCCGCAGGAGAAACATCAGCAACGAATCGCTGAATTCGTCGATCTGACCGACTTCCTCGCCGCGGTAGAAAACCGGTTTCTTGACCCCGCGCACCGCCCTCCGATGGGCTTCGGATTCCATGACCTGTGTCGAGATCTCGACCGCTTCGGCAACCTGTTCCTTGAACTTCTCATCACGCTGCCACCACGTTGCGAACGTGTGGTAGGACAGATCCACCTTTTCGCACGCCGCTTTGACGATCCCCGTCTCTTGCAACGCCTCAAGGAACGCCTCTTGCTTGGCAAGGCGTAACTTCTCTCTCGCCGCATAACCCGGCGTGGTTCGGGAGGGCTTCTGCTTCTTGATTTGTTTCTTCTTGGTCATTGTCGCGGCGCTGCCCCCCGCAGACTGATCTGCCGAACATCCACCCCCGTCTCCGCCGGGTAAGAGATCTCGGCGTATGCGATGTAATCCCGCCCGATAATCAGATTGATCGAGCGTTCAATGGGGATGCGATACTCCCCGGTATCCGAGTCGTAGACGCTCATCGATTCGTTATGGACCCCGGCAACCGTTTTGTAGAACCATGGTTTATCGTCATCGTTGTCTGCGTCCGTCGTGTCGATCCATGCCCCGGTCCCCGCAACGCCGATCGAGAACGTGTTGGCGTCGATCTTGGTCACAGTCTTAGGACCGTTGGCCGCTTTGTTACCTACCACGTTCATCAGGCAGACCAGATCGCTGGTATTGAGCCCATGTGCAACGCTGGTAACAACGATCGGATTGACCCCGTTGCCGGTCATTCCGGTGATGATCCCGCCCTGTGACTTATCCGCCAGGCTCAGGGCCACGGTTGCGTCACCCTTGGGCGTGCCGTCCTTGCTGGCTGTGATCGTCAGATAGAAATCGTCCAGATTGTCGGTCAGTATTTGTCCGGCCATGCTTTAGCGTCTCGGTAAGACATCGGCGGTCACTCGGTAACGGGGCTGCACACGGGCGAGAACTTGATAACGGGGAACGACCCTGGCCCGCACATCGCGAGCTTCGCGGGTTTCATGGGTACGGAATCCAAACGGGGGAATGAGGTAATACCCCACGTCGTCATAGCCGATATGGCCGTCAGTCTTTGGAACCGTGCGGACTTGGTACGTCATGACGCCTTCCCTTGCGTTTGAGTGCTGCCCGTCTCGCTGATTGTCTGAGTGGTCACGACGGTTGTGTCATCGCTGGCGTAAGTCTTGAGATTCGTCCCGTCATAGGCCGTCTTCCAGAAGAACCGTCGCCAGAGTTGCGTGATGAACCCAAGAATTCCCGTTGCCGGTCCCGTGACAGTCGGCACGGTGAATGACGCGTCCACAATCGCCCCCGGCTGGATCGACGCCGCTTCCGTGCACAGGACCGACGAGGCGACTTTGAACTGCAAGGACTGAGAGACGCGAGCGGTTAAACCCGTATCCGTGTACCAGTCCACAACAAACACCGCGGGCGTGGTTGTGCTATTCAGGAGCGACAGGTCCAGAGATGCCGCGTAGACCGACTTCCCGGTCCCGGCGAGGTCAGCCAGTTCGGTCGCCGTGGTGTAAGGCGTGGTCGATCCGGACAGCGTGCGAAACGTGTTCGTGGGACTTCCGCCGAAGTCCAGAACTTTCCCGTCAGAGAGGCGGAAGAATCCGACTCGCAGCGTTGCCCCGGCGTCATAGGTGAATGAGAAAGTTTCTGTTGCCACGGTTTACTCCAGAACGATTGGATTTCCGTTCGCTTCATTCCACGCAAGGAACTCCTGAAAATCACGATTCCCGCTGTCAATCGGAATGATTGCACCGTCCCGCAAACGCCGAATGAACTTTTCAGGCATCGCTGGGTCCGGCTGATAAATTTCGTATTCCATGTCTCACAGCTCCGCGTCCAAAATAAAGAGGCATGCGCTGCCGATCTCGAAATAGGCCAGTTCCCCAACAGTCCCAGACCACGCCCCTGAAGAGTTGATATACGCGTACCAGAGATTTGTTCCGCGGGCGAAACAAGTGTTGAGTGTCGGCGTCCCGGCCACCGTCAAATAGGCGTCCGTCACTCGGCCATAAACCGCCACTTGGTTTGAGCTGGGGGTTGTGGTGGCGACGCTGGACCATCCAATCCAAGATCCGGTTGGAGTTGTCCGCATGGTGACGGGGAAACCCTGATCCGCGCTCTTGATCCCGTTCGCGTAATATTTGTTCCCGTACAAATACTGGGGATTGAATGACTGAATGAACCGTTGGCAGCGGGCCTTCTCTTGCTGGGTTGGCAACGGGTTCCACGACGGAACTGACGATCCGTAATACAAGCCCGGACACTCAAACGTCACCGCACTGGCAGACCCGATGGTTGATTCGCTGAACACGAACACCATGAGGTTGTTGCAACTTGCGGAGATCGTTCCGCTGACGCTGCCTGAATACCAGGTGCTTGAGGACGCACATGCAATCTGCGTCGTCCCGACAATCGTCAGATTGCTGGACTTAAAGAAATTCCCGGCGGTGAATGTTCCGTTCGACCAACTGTTCACGATGTCGCTGGTGACTGAATCCGCTGTCCCGGTCCACTCGACCAAAGCCACTCGAATGTTTTTGCTGGTCTCGCCGGTCTTGACGCGAATCGGGAAAATAACCGTCTGACCACGGAACTGAAACGAGTCCGACGCTTCCAAGATTTGTTGCAGACCAAATCGCTTCCCAGACCCATCGGACTGAGTAACCGCCATCGCGTAACGGGCATTGGTTCCCGCCACCCGCTGTACTGCGATCGTCGAGGCTTCCGTGAGGACATTCCACCCATCCGGCCCGTACACGTCATTGGAGACGTTGTACGAAGCCGTCGGATCGATCTGTCTGCTCATGAATTCAAAGGTGGAATTTCGCAGGAAGTTGATCGCACGATATGCCGCACCGACCGACGCCGACGGTACGGACCATGTTCCGCCCGCACCGAGATATTTCCCGGCAGCCGCATCCCCGGACGAAGGGGCAGGAACGCCGCCACCAGCCCCGCCGCTCCCGCTGTCACCAGTGAACGCAATGGGGTCAACCTGCCATGTTTGGGCGTCCGTTCCGACCGTACAGCCGTTGGCCGTCTGTGAGAATTGTTTGTCAGCGTAATCCCCGCGACTTACCTTTACCGTGACGTTGTCGGCAATGAACCCTGCCGGAAGATCAGCAGACCGCGATGCCGCTCCTGTCGCAGGAACGAGATAGATTCCATCTTCAATGTGATTCGATTGTTGCCACACCAGGACGCGCTTCCCAGTGGTGACCGCCTGGCCGCCATGTGTCGTTCCGTTAGCGAGGCCGCCACCGGCCAGATTCACGTTTCCACTGGTCGCGCACAGGCACGGATCCACCCAATAGGATGATCCACTTCCTCCAGAAGGAACAGCCCAGGTCCCATCGGCCTTCAGGAACTTACCAGCGGCAGCATCACCGGAAGACGGCGCGGGGGCAAGTCCCTTCGTTCCGCCGCTGCCTGAGTCACCCACCATTGCGTCAAGCCCGGACGTCAAAACGACCATCGTGAAGCTATTCGACCCGTCGTTATACGTCATGTCGATGGTCGAGGAATCGACTAGCAACGCCCCAATCACATCCTGCGACGCCTCAGTGAAGTCTGTCACCTGGGAGGCCGTGTGCGTGTGCGAAGCCGCCGCCAAGCCCGCCTGCGCGGCTGTCTGGTTGATCACCTTCCCCGTTCCGGAGTCATAGGCCAGCACATCGTTATCAGCCGGTGACGTGATCGTGACGTCCGACTGGTCAGAGAGCTTCGGGATGTTGTTTGATTGCGGCATTCTCAAACCTTGTTAGAAAACCTCCGGCCCGGCGGGGATGTCGGGCACCGGGACCGGAGGCGCAGCGGACAGACTCCGTTTATTTCGAAACCAGACAGACCCAGAGGATCGTCAGCATGAGAATCAGAATGACAGCGAGGTTCCACCAGTTGCCGGACTCCTGCTCTTGCTCGACTGGCTGGGGGACCGGCTCATCGAAGTAAAAAACAGGCGGAACAAAATCCCCATCGCTGTACGTGTCTGAAATGTTCATGGTCCCTCCAGTGAAATGACCAAATCCTGCCAGCCCCTCAGTTCAACGGTCGCCTTCTTCCCCACCACGGAGACAGCCGTGATCGGAATCGGATAGAGGCTCCCCATCCACTTCGACCGGACCCACGGGGCAGGCGTGCCTGGCTCGACAGCAACCTTGAAGCCCCCGCTGATGGGTCCGGCCTGAATCGACAAGGTCTGAGGAATCACGATCTCGCCCACTCCGGGGAGGGGGATATTGAACTGCTGTGACAGAGCCGCATTGAACCCCGCAGACTTCACCAGCTTGGGGAGTTCCTGCATGATCGATTCCAGGTCCGGCGAGACAGCAAAGGCTGTGCGGTCCAGTGGGAGGCCGTTGAGGTTGTGGGGACGCTTCCCGGAGAGCCACAGATCCTCGATTTGCTCGAAGCTGGCCAAGCCGGTAATCCGGTTCAGTTCCTTTCCTTGGGAGTCGATGAGGATGATCGTGGGGACCGATGGAATCTCATATTTCGTCTGCTGGTTCGTCAGATCAACGATTCCCCATTCCGGAGCGTCCAGCCCCCGGATCTTCGCAAAGGACTCGAAGTTGGCCCGCGTCGGACGGCAGGCGAAACAGCTTTGCGTGAGAAACAGCACAATCTTCCGCCCAGTCCCCTGGGGGGGCATCCGGGCTTCGAATCGTGGTTTAAGAGCCTGAGGGGGTGGCACGGGGCCATTCCCCTCAGGCTGGCCCGGAGATGCTATCTCCGGGGTAATGCCCGCGGAATTCCCCGAATCCTTCAGGGAGGTGTCCGCGGGTCTTTTTGCAACCTGATAGGCAAAGTGCAACGCCGCCGCCAACGCCTTCGTGTTGAGGGCTTCCTGTTCAGTCAGGACCGGCCCGGACGCATGGTGGCAGCCGACGGCGAGAAGGCAGAGCAGCAGAATTGCGGGAATGTGTTTCATCATCCAAACCTCGATGTATCGACGTACCGCTGGCCGTAAGTCTCCATGTCGGAGACGCCCATGAATTCACCGTCACTCGCGCCTTGGGTCCATCGGTCGATGACGTAGGGGGAGACTTCCGCCCAACCCTGATTACCCCATCCGGTCCCGTGGCTGTTGTGCATCCACAGATATTTGCGGCCCCGGTCATCCACCCGGCGGGAATATCCGTTCAGGCAGAGAGCGTGGCCCCCATAGGAACCGCCTCCGCAGTTGTTCAGTTCGATCACCCCGGAACGGTTCGAGGCGAGGCCCGCCGTCCAGTCGATGCCGATCTCCACCGCTCCGACGCCCATTGCGAGGAACGAGAAAATCTGGTCGTAATTGTGCAGGTTCGAAACGGACTTGATGAGATGCTGTTTCGCTTGGGCAATCGCCTCTTCAGGCACGTTGGTTGTGTACCGGGAGGGATATGGAAACTGATCCTCCAGAGGGGCACCGTTGCGATTCAGGGAGCCGACGCAACCGGAGATCGCGGCCCCTTGGTCCCGACCGAAGAAACCGGATTCCTTCTGCCCCATGAGGTAGCAGAACATCCGTGAGACCTGGATCACGCTCCCGCCGGTCCCGATAAAGTTGCAGGTCTCGGCACAGTCAGCCGCGGCGTGCCCGGCACAGGAACCCATTTGGCCCTGATTTTCCGTCCGGTCCCAGCCTCGATGATCAATCTCCTCCGGAACGTCCGCGGGAGCCATGAACGTAAACGGCTTCACCATGTGGGCGATATGCTGGCCGTTCTCAGCGTCACGGCGCCAGCCACAGGCAAATCCATCTGCCGCAATCGGTAAGTCGCTCATTCAATCCCCCTCCTTCCGATAAGTTCCCAGAAACCGGAGATCAGCCACGCCAACAGCAACAGAAAGATGATGGACATCGCCCACCATCCATCAGGTCCGGGTTGGCGCTCGCGGTTCCAGTTCATTTTTCTTCCTTGGGTTTCCACTCGTCGCAAACATCGGTCGAGTCGGTGCTTCGTCCACCCCAAACCTCGTCGAACTCTTCTTCCATGATCGAGATGCAGTTGCCGTCGATTTCAACGTCCTCCCACGGCTCACCTTCCGAAACAATCCTGATTCGCGATTCGTCGCCGTGGAAGCAAAGCAGGTGATGGCCGTTTCTGACCCACCTCGCAAAAATACAGTTCCCGCACCGCTGCTCTGGGATCTGCTCGCGATGGGACTCAGGACGACTCACTTCGCAGCCTCCCCACACGCAACCGACAGTTCCGTCAGCCGTGACACCCACCAGCCCCGGTAGTTGTCCTTGTCGAGCGGCTTGTCCAATGCCTTGTTCTGTCCTGAATCCTTGTCCTTAGGATCGAGGAACCGCAGGTGAGCGGAGTAAATCGCCTGAAACTCAGGGAACCGCCCGTGCTGCTGCTCCATCACCGGCAACAGCTTTTCGATGTTGGTCGCGATGTCGCTCGGCACCTTGTATGGGGAATCCTTCATCGCCGTGATCTTCGATTCGGCGTCATAGATCGCACAGTACGCCTTGGCGACGTCTGGGTGGCCCTTCAAGGCTTTCTTGACCGCGACGTTCAGCCCTTCATCCTTGGGGGCGTCGATCACCGCGGGCTTCGCGATCGCCTGGGGCGGAGCATCGAACATCGCCTCGCAGCCAGAGAGGGCCGTCAGGCAGAGCAGCAGCGGGAGAATGAATCGTTTCATGCTCAACCTCACTTCGTCGGGGTTTGAGCAAAGCAGGAACGCACCCAACTCTTCAGGGCATCGTTGGCCCGGCCCAGGATGTTGATCCCCAAGCCCGGATGCGTTGCCACAAAGACGCCCGCGAAGAACGCCGCCGCCACATAGAGACCGGTTGAACTCAGTCCCAGCGGTGCGGCATACGCCCCCTGTGCGGTCGCCTTGACCATGCCTGCATTGATGAGCCAGCCCACGACGCCGGACAGAACGGCTCGCAGGACAATTAACGCGACGGGTCCAAACATCACTTCTTCTCCTCTTGTGGACTGGGTTGCTGCGGAATCATCACCGGCGGAGGTGTCAGCGGGAAAACCGACTGGCCCTTATCCCCGGCGGAGTTATTGCGAACGAAGCGGACAACCAGAGTGCAGAGACCGAAGGCCACAGCCCCCCAGATCATTCCTTGCGTGGAGTTCGACTTGAGCGAGGGAACCAGGTTCTCCAATCCCCACTGAGCGAGATCCCCCAGAGTGGCGATCACCACCACCCAGACGGAGACAATGACGTCCCAGAACCGTAGCTTGAGCCAGCCGGATTTCTGCTTTTCGGGAATATTCGCGGGCTTATTCACTGGCCCTCCCGCTTCGGCACACCGACCGGCGCCCCGATGGGCAGACCGATCCGCCGCTGCATGTGGTCCAGATCACTCCTCAGGCGGTCAATTCGATCGTCTTGAATGCGGTTGGCGTCCTGTGCTTCAGTAGCCCGCTTGATCGCCTCAGAGGCATCGTTCCGGGCAGTGATGTCGAACGTGGCCCCTGAGCCAGAGGGGAGAACCCCCGCGACAGCCTGAGCAATCAGCCCCACCGTGAAGGCCAACAGGACGGCAGCGAGGAACAATGCCCACTGTGTCCGGGTCAGCTTTTGTTCGGTTTTGGTTTCGCAGTCAGTCGTCATGTTGCGGCCCTTCCCCTCGCCGGGGCGTGTTGGTGTGTTTCGAGTTCGAGTTTGGTTTCCACCCGACTAATCCGTTCCCCATGGTCCGAATGGGCTTCCCGCAGCTTCGCGTGTTCCACCCAGAGATTCGCCCGGTCTTTCGTGGATTCCTTGCAGTAGTTTTCGAGGTTCGTTTCGACGCGGGTCAGGCTATTGCTGCTCTTGATGACGTAGAGCAGGATTGGAAATCCGACCCCAAGAAAGGTCCCGATTAAGGCCCAAATTCCGCTGTTCTCGTTGAGCAACTGCCACAGCATTCACTGGCCCCCTTCCGGAAGGTCCAGCCGCTTGTAACCGCAGTTCGGACCATACTTGGACTGAATCAGTTCAACCGATGAGAAAACGGGCATCTTGCCGACTTCTCCCGATGGTCGTTTCGTGTGGTGTCGTTCGTACCGCAGAGCGAGATAGAGCGGTCCGTCTGAGGGTTCGATATCCCCCTTGTGGGGATGCACCTGCTCAAGATCGTTGATTCGGTCGCAAAGCCTCACCAGTGACGTGGCAATCGGACCGGGAAGGCCCGCAAGCAACGCCTCCAGTTCATCCGCCCGCTGTGCCAGGTTGATAATCTGCTCAGAGTGGGCGTCATTCACGCGAATCGTGGTCTCCAGCAACGATTGCAGGTCATTCAGCCGCCCCAAGTGCGTTTCGAGGCGGGATTCAACGTCCTTCAGCCTGAACTCCAGTTCCTCAGTCCGCGTCCGCAGGGCTTTGTTCTTCCGGTGCACGCCGATCAGCCACGCGCAGGCCACGATCCCCAGAACCATTCCTGCAACTGCCATCGCCGCCGCTCCCCGTGATGCGCAACAAAAAAGGACCGTCCCCGATAATTCGAGAACGGTCCACGTAGTAACTTTGCACTGTCAAGAGCAGTCGGCTTTGACTGGAAGAAATTCCAGTCACCCCGACCCCTCCACCCCAGGCTCACGCCTTTCCACTCCGCAGATCGTTTCAAGCAGGTCCAACGGATCGCCACCCGACCGCTCACACCTCACGGCGATCACGCTCACGCACTCCACCACGCGATTGATATACTCCCGCTGGCTAATCCGCTTCTTGGCAGAGATGTCCCGCAGCACAATCATCCCCGCTCTACTGATCCGTACCGGAACGTCTTCATGACAGTGCATCTATTTCGCACCCCTTCAAGCTGGGTAAAATAACTCAAGTCTTATCGGGTTGGTGGGTTACGTCGATTTAGCCCATAACCGACTTCATCAGTCCTCGAAACCAAATATAGATTCATTCCGACTTCTCCCCGGCGGCTACCGCCGCCTGAATTGTGCATCAAGGATTTTCAAGTTCCTGAATCCTGTCACTCAGCCCCTCAATGATCCTGTTTAAACGCTCCTGCTTCTTCCGGGCATCGTCGCGAGCTTTCTTTAGAGCAATCAACTCAGACCGACCGTAACCCCACACCCCGAATTGCGACTCTGCTACCTGCCAATGCCGATCAACCTTGTGCGATCCGATCAGACCGGACTGACCGCCATTCGCAGAAAGGTACTTCCCATGTCCTCCGGCCAAGTCGTGCCATGCGAGCTTCGTCATGTCTCAATCCCCTCCACCAGCCACGCCGGTACGGGCAGGAAGTCTGTCATATCTTCGATGTTCCATCTGTTCCCTGTTGCCGTGCGAAAAAGATACCCGCTAGTCACCAGAACGATCTCGCGCGGAATCCCCATTTCGCATCGCACGCAGCTCCACCACCCCTCCGTCACCTCCTCCCTCGGCGTGTAGTGCGTTGGGACGGACTCCAGGGCCATCTCCATCAGCTTCTCAAGAGCCTTTGTTGCTCCCGAAAAGTCGTAACCGATCTCTGGGGAAAGTCCGCCGTAGATTTGGTTTTTCAGCCTCTCAACCTCTTCCCGCCTGCTCATTTGGGGTCTCCCTGTGTCTTGATCTCGTTGCAAATGTAATCCCACACCTTCTGGTCCTTTTTCAGAACGTGCATCACGTTGATGACGTATCTCTGCGTGAGTGTCTTTTTAATTGCCCAGCGAACAGACCACAGCCGCAGCAAACCGTCTGCAATGAACAGGAGGAGCCAAGCCGCACACCACAGTGAACCGCCAACACAAACGGCGAATCCGACGATAAAGACCATCCAAAGAAGCCATCCGGCAATCATGCTTCCCCTCCCATCCCCACATCCCCGGGCGTCGGGCAGCGACGGAATTCTGCGAAGTGACTCTGCGGCCACCACTCCATTGTGCCATTTATGTCAACGCACGCGAATTCACCGCTATGGTCAAGTTTTGCAAAGCTCCACCCGAACCCCTGTTGTGGGCAATACGCAAAGTAACAATCGCCCTCTTTCAGATCCTCCACCTTCACCACCGGGAACATCGCGGCTAGTGCGTGACGGACGCCGAAATCAAAAGCTGCGGCACAGCACGGAGCGACACTCGCTCCATACTGCTTAGTGATTCCTTCGCTTATTAACTTCACGACATTCATCATCCTCTCCCTTTCTTCGCCCGCTTCACGCGGGAACGCTCATAGCGAACACCAGCCAAAAAGATGTCTTCCCAGTATGCCGAGATTGCAGACGCCTGCTTTGACAGCCACTTTTCAAACGCTTCTAGGTCCATCTGCTTCTGACTTTTCTTCTTCCCCACGCTTCCCCTCCTCCCCGCAGTGCGGGCAA